TACAGGAAAACCAGCAACTCCAAGATACATGCAATCTAACTCAACAAGTCTTGCTAGACGATTTAGTGAGAACTCTGTTCGTATAGATACTACAATTGATCTGTTCATGCCAGCAGAATTGACTACCTCATATAATTCAAATTGGAACACATCAGAGATTGGTGTAGTTGGAGTAGCAGCAGAAGCAGCAGCTGGGGTGTCTAACATCTCAAATTGGGATGATGCGGATCAAGCTTGGTCAACTCTAAAGAGTTCTGCTGGTCAAGCTATGGCCAACACATTGGCTGGAACTGTACAAGCTCTGACACCATTTAATATTAAAGACTTGGCTACGCTTGCAACCAACACACAATCTAATCCATATATTGAAGTGCTGTTTGAAGGTCTAGAAAACCGCACATTTAATTTCACATTCAAGATGGTTCCAAGGAATCAGAAAGAACAAGAAACAGTTAGAGAAATCGTCAAAACATTCAAGTTTCACAGAGCACCAGAGAACAAGATCCAAGGTAGCAGCCAATATTGGCTATTCCCAAGCACGTTTGATATTATGTTCCTACATAAGAACAAAGAGAACCCATGGATCTATAAGATCTCTACCTGCGCAATGACAAGCTTTGAAGTGAATCATTCGCCCGATGGGCAATTCTCTGCTCATGATGATGGCTCTCCATTCGCAACAACGATTACTATGTCATTTGTTGAAATGGAACAGCTAACAAAAGACAGAATTGATTCGGGAGGTTTCTAATGAGTTACTTTAAGAGATTTCCTATGATTGTTGGCTATAATCTTCAAGGAAAGACTTTCGATACAATGGACATTACTAGGAGAACAGGACTATCAAACGAATATATTCAAAATGAGCAGCTTTCATTTGAGTACCAAATCCAAGATAGAGAAACACCTGAAATTCTAGCAGACCGAATATATGATGACGTATCTATGTTTTGGACAATTATGTTCTTCAATAATATGTTCGATGTAGATACAGATTGGCCAATGGATTCACCAACATTTGAAAGATTTGTAGAACGTCAGTATGGAACAGCAAAATATGATATTCATCACTACGAATCAGCATCTACTGGATTAATTGTTGATTCTGATTACAACGAGTGGGATAGAATTCCTATTACAAATTATGAATATGAAATGAGACTCAATGATTCAAAGCGAACAATTAGAATTCCATTTCCCGAAGTAGCCAACTCTATGGCTAATCAGCATAACAAGAAGATTAGAGAATGAGTTCAACATATCAAAACAATGGTCAGTATGTATTAGAAGAATTCATCATTGATCCTACTGAGAATAGAGATGAACGCGAATTCATTAATCTGATTCCTTTGTTGATTGAATGCAACATCTATGAATCGATAGAAGATATGACCATGTCTGGTTCTGTTTCAATCATTGATGCCTCTGCTATGGATGACATTTTTCCTTTAGATGGAAATGAGAGAATTTCTATTCGATTCCATACAGCAGGTAATGAATCTAACCCAATAGAATATGAAGCTCTTATCTATAAGATCTCACCAAAACATCGTGTAACAGAGCACTCAAATGGATTCACAATCTATTTCTCATCTGAAGCATCTATTCTTTCGACTAGATCATTTGTCCATTCTGGCTTCAGTGACACAACAGATAGGATCGTAGATAACATCTACAGACAGTATCTCACCAGAGACATTAGAAAGCCTCTAGAGACTACTTCAGCTAGAGGTATATGTAACCATACGTTTGGTGCTATAACACCTCTGGAAGCAATCTCAGTGCTTGAGAGATATGCATCTTCTACTCAAGGTGATGCAGCTTATGTATTCTTTGAAAACAATCGATCTTTTGTATTCAAACCACTGCAAGAGCTGTATCAGCAAGAACCAGTTGCTTCATACAAATATGGTCTCTCTGGTGTGTATGAGAATGTCGACAAAAAGAATGAAGAAGCATTTGAACGGATCCAGGGCATCAAGGTAAAGGATGAGAATTCATTCTCTGACAAAATGATGGATGGACTATATGGATCTAAACATTGTGTGTTTGATCTAGTCACGAAAACATTCTTAGGTGATTCTTCTGTTCTATATAACAAAGATGAATGGTTTGACGAAAATAGGAGTCTTGGAAAATATCCATCCAGAAAGAAACAAGAGTCAAGAGAAGATATCATCAAACTCTCATATGGATCTGGGCCAGATGATCTGATTCTACAGCAAGACAGAATAGAATCAAAAATGAAAAGAGCTGAACTAGATCTGTTTATTGCTGAGATCATGGTGTTTGGTGATTCTAAGATTAAATGCGGAGATGTAATTGAGGGGTTCATACCTAACTTAAACATGGACCAGAAGAACATTATTAATCCATTCAGCGGAAAGTTTCTAATTACTTCAATTTGTCATAATTTGGTTCCAAGCAAATATACACAGACATTTCAAATACAGAAAGATGCGTATGAGGTTATTATACCATGATCAATCTTCCTAATTTTAAACCATTTTTTGGTTATGTTGAGAGTGTTGATGATCCTCTCAAGATTGGTCGTGTGCAAGTGAAGGTGTTTGGTGTTCATTCAGATTCTATTCCAGCAAGCACATTACCGTGGTTCTCAACTGTCAATTCAAATTCCGCCAGCTATGATGGACTAGGTGAATCTCATACTGGATATCTTCAAGGGTCAACAGTATTTGGATATTTTGTTGATCTTGAGATGCAGAGAGGGTTTGTTGTTGGTTCTCTATCTGGCATTACAATTAAAGGATCATATGATCAGCTAGATGAACCAGACGTCAACAAACTAGCACGTGAAGAAGGAAAGGATCACTGGCTCTATGACATTAAAGAGAATGCTCGATACAAGAACATCCAAAAGCCATTGCGTGGATCAGAATGGGAAGAGCCTCCTTATATCAACAATGCAAAGTACCCATTCAATCTGACATATGAATCAGTATGCGGACATATTCGTGAGCTTGATTCAACTCCAGGTGAAGAGAGGATTCACGAATATCATAAAACAGGCACTTATGAAGAAATCAAATCTGATGGAAGTAGAGTTGTCAAAGTTGTAGGTGATAACTATGAGCTAATCGCTGGAGCATCTAATATTCTGATTGTCGGTGATTGTAATATTACGGTTGATGGAAACAAAACAGAATATATCAAAGGCGATTATACTGTCCAAATTGATGGAACTAAAACTGAAGTTGTTCAAGGTGATGTCAATGAGAGATATGGTAATCTGAAAACATATTCACAATCTGAAATTGTGACTGATGCTCCAATGCAGTATCACCAAACAGGAAAAGCAAGTGGATTAGCTTCTATTCAAGTGACATTGCCAGCCCAATATAATGTAGAGTTTGCTTTACCTGCTGTACGACAATTCGGGTCTGCTGTTGAGTTTGATGAGCCAGAAACAATTTCACAAATTCCTGCTGACTACCCAGCTGATAAGCCACCAGCCAGTGACTCAGGTGAAGTTCAACAATCAGATACAAGTGGAACAGATCCAAAGACTGTTGCAACTGGAGAGTGTAGTTTGGTTGGAGAAATAACAGAACGAACTAAACTATCAACTCACTATACAGTCGGTGATCTTTCTACTAATGTGACGGTTCGTCCAGGTGTTCACAAACTCAGAGCGCAAAACGGATTCACAGTAGAACAGATCGCATGTAATCTTCAGGCTCTATGCGAAAACATTCTTGAACCACTTAGAGCAGAATTTGGTGCATTTAGGATCAATAGCGCATTCCGAACTGGTGCAGCTAGATCACAACATAATAGAGGAATGGCTGTTGATATCCAGGAACCATCTTGGTCAAATCAGAAGCTGTTTGAAGTTGCAAAATGGGCTAAGGAAAATCTTCCTTGTGACCAGGTAATCCTGGAGCATTCCCGTGGTGTATGGATTCATATATCCTTCGACAGAACAAAAACAACTCAAAGAGGACAGCCTCTCACAATGTACCGGAATAAATTTGAACCGGGCCTAAAGTTGTATTACACATAATTAGAAGCTCTCAGAGGTGTTCTAAGACATTTTCTAATTAACCTATATGAACATATTACTTAGATAAGAAAGTGTCTTAGAGATGAAAATAGAAAGGATTAGAGTATGTCTGGACAACCAGCAAGTAGAATCACAGATAATTGTTCTGGACATGGGTGCTTTCCTTCTCGTCCTATCGTTACTGGAAGCAGTGATTTCATAATCTCAGGTCTTCAAGCTGCAAGACAAACAGATTCATTAGCTACTCACTGCTGTGATGGTTCGTGTCATAGTGGTTCGATCGCGTCTGGTTCAAGCACATATTATGTAAATGGATTACAACAAGCTCGTATTACTGATCCTGTTGATTGCGGCTCTACAATAGCACAAGGGTGCAATACGTTCATAGTAGGATGATCTTCAAATAAATAGTCATAAGACTAATTGGAGATTATCATGATGAACATCATCAAATCATTTTTTGCAAAGAAAGCTGATATTAACCAACCAGTAGAAACAATTGAAGTTATTGAACCATCACAAACAAAAACTTTATTTATTTCTGCTGGACATTCAGATAAAGATCCTGGTGCTGTAGGAAACGGATACACCGAAGCAGATATTGTTCTTGAGTTTAGAAATCTATTGGGGGATGAACTAAAGAAACTAGGTATCTGTTTTACCATGGACGGAGAGAAGAATACTAATCTACCACTAAGTGAAGCAATTAATCTAGCAAAGATATCTGATATTGCGATAGAGTTTCATTGTAACGCATTTCATCTTCCAACTGCAACGGGGTGCGAGACTCTTTCAGACGATCATTTCGATTTGTGTGACAAAATAAATACCCTGATTTCAGAATGTTTAGGTATAAATAATAGAGGTAGTAAAGGTCAATCATCTGGTCAACACAGTCGACTTGGGTTCATTTCAAAAGGGAAAGGAATCATTGTTGAATTGTTTTTTATATCCAATCCGGATGATGTCATAAAGTATCAAAATAATAAACAAGAGCTTGCTAAACGAATGGCTATTATGCTGAAAGATGAGGTAATGGGATGAGGAAGGACATTGATTTTAGCTTTTTAGCTCATCCCATGACTGGTGATCTTGCAACGAAGAAATCTTCAGCTGCAATCAAACAAGCTCTAAAGAATATTGTATTGACCAACTTTTATGAACGTGGATTCAATGTAGAATTTGGAACCAATCTGAGAGCCTCATTATTTGAAGTCTTTGGACCTCTTGATGCTCAGGTGATGAGAGACAATATCAAAAAATCAATTCAGAACTTTGAACCATCTGTTGAATTGACAAATATATATGTTGAACAAAATGAAAATACGCTAGATGCAGTTATTTACTATACAGAACACAATAATGCACAAGAACAGAGTTTAACCGTCGTATTAGATAGGATTAGATAACTATTATGGCCAGGTCAGAATTAAATGTAGTTACAATGGATCATGATGGTCTAAAGCAGAGTCTTATTCAGTTTTTACAGTCAACTGAATTTGGCGACTTCAATTATGAAGGATCTGCAATTAATACCATTGTTGATCTATTAACACGAAATTCAGCTTATACTGGATTCCTGGCCAATATGATTGCCAACGAATCCTTTATCAAATCTGCACAAATTAGAGCAAACGTAGTAGATCATGCTCAGAAATTATCTTATGTTCCAAGAACATCAACAGCAAGCAAATTAGTCTGTTCAATTTCAGTAACACCTTCAACACTTCCTGTTTCTGAATTATCTATTGTTCTAGAAACAGGAACGTCTTTTCTTGCATCTGTTAATGGAACAACATATACATTTACAAATAGAATTCCATATACATTGCAATTTAATAGTGTAACTGGAAAATATTTTGCTGGTTCTGTTGAATTATACCAAGGACAGTTAGTAACTAACAGATTCATTCACAATACAAATCAAACTCATACTATACCAAATGAATCTTGTGATTCATCTACCATCTATATGACTGTTCAAGATCAGTCAACAAATGAGTTTTCTGAAGCAACTAGTCTTGATGATTTATCACCATCTTCTAGAATATGGATGAGAGGAGAAGACCATTTAGGAAAAACTACATTTCAATTTGGTAGAAATATATTTGGTGTTGAACCATCTAATAATTCAATTATAACAGTTAGATACATAGCAACTGAAGCAGAACACGCAAATGGTGTATCTAGTTTAATTCCAGCTTGATCA